GGTTTAACAAACGGACAAAACGTTAGAATTTTAGTTACAAACCCAGATGGTAATGCAGCTAGAAGTTCATCAGATTTAACAGTATCTGATGGCCCTGTGTTTACAACAACAAGTTTACCTAATGGAAGTTCGGGAGAATCTTACTCACAAAACATAGATGTAACTGGAGATAGCGCTGTAACTATAAGCACTTCAGTTGTTTCTGGAGCATTACCTGCAGGAATAACTATTGGATCAACAACAAATCCAGCTGGCAGTACATATAGAGCTGTAATATCAGGAACTTTGCCTACACCTGCAAATGAAACAACTTTTAATTTTACAGTTCGAGCAACAGATGCTCAAGGTCAGACTACCGATCAAGCATTGTCAATTACTGTAGAAGTTGGTATTAATAACTCTGGAGGATTCTGTTAATGGCTAGTGCAAAACTTACAAGAACAAATGGCACTTCAACTAATCAAAAAAAAGGAACTTTTTCAGTCTGGGTAAAAAGAAGTGGTTTAAGTGCAGGTCAAGGACTGATTTCAGGATATGTAGATTCAAATAATTATTCTGTAATTTATTTTGATAGCGATGACAGACTTGCTTATTTAGAACAACAATCAGGTTCTACAGAGTCTTTTGTTAGAACAACAAGAAAATTTAGAGATGTTAATGCTTGGTATCACATAGTTGTTGCCTTAGATGCAACACAGAGCACATCATCTGATAGAGTAAAATTATATGTTAATGGATCACAGGAAACTGTTTTAAGTAGTACAAACTATCCATCTGATACAAACTTAAAATTATTAAGTAATTCAACTCCATTAAAAGTAGGAGAAGATACAACAGGATCTCCTAATTATTTTAATGGTATGATGGCTCACGTTAATTTTGTAGATGGAACAGCTTTGACACCTTCATCTTTTGGACTAACAGATTCAACAACAGGTATTTGGAAATTTAAATCACCAAGTGGTATTACTTATGGAACAAATGGATTCTTTTTAAAATTTGATAACTCAGCAAACATGGGATTAGACTCTTCAGGTAATTCAAATAATCTTACAACATCAGGCACTATTATACAAAATAAAGACACACCTAGTAATATTTTTGCTACATTAGATGTATTAAATCAAGAAGCAAATGCTAATGGAACGACATTTTCAAATACTAATAGCACATATAGTTCAGGTGGTCATGCTAACAGAAGATTTTACACAACTAATATAGGTGCTAGTTCAGGAAAATATTATTGTGAAATAAAACTTACATCATTATCAGCACATAATTTAGTTGGTATATCATCACATGGTATTACAACTGCTATGAGTGATTTTTATTTTGCAGGAAGTGGTAACGCAGCACATACTGGTGATGAGTTTGAGTATGGATATAAAGCAGAAGATGGTAATCAAGTTAATAATGCAACATCTAGTTCTTATGGAAACACATACACAACAAATGATATAATTGGCATCGCTATGGATTTAGATAATAATAAATTATACTTTTCTAAAAACGGAGTTTTTCAAAATAGTGGTGTACCTACATCTGGTTCTACAGGCACAGGTGCTATTTCGATAAGTGCTCCTGCTTCAACAGATACTGGTTTTTATTTTTTTGCAGTAGCAAAAGCAACATCAAGCACAAACACAGCAACTTTTCAATGTAATTTTGGCAATGGATATTTTGGTACGACTGCTGTAGCGTCAGCACAAAGTCCAGATGATGGAGAAGGTATTTTTGAATACGATGTCCCAGCGGGCTATCGAGCACTATGTACTAAATCATTAAACGAAGAGGAGTATAGTTAATGGCACAGATAGATAAACCAAATTTACACTTTAACACTAAACTTTATACTGGTAATGGTTCTGTACGAAGTATTACTGGTATTGGGTTTCAACCTGATTGGGTGTGGCACAAATATAGAGGCGGTGCAGGTGGACATAATTTATTTGATGCACTTAGAGGTGCTACAAAAAGATTAAGGTCTGATTCAGCTAATGCACAAAATACAGGTGCAGATACATTAACAAGTTTTGATAGTGATGGATTTAGTTTAGGTGCTGACACTACAGGAGATGGTGTAAATATTAATGGTTATAGTAATGTGACTTGGAACTGGAAAGCAAATGGTCAAGGTTCAGCAAATACAACTGGCACGATAAATACAACTTACACATCAGCAAATACAACAGCAGGGTTCTCTATTTGTACATGGACAGGAACAGGAACTGCTGGAACAATTGGTCATGGACTAAATGCTGTTCCTAGAATGATAATTATTAAAAGAATAGATAGCGCTGATACTTGGTGGGTTTATCATGTTTCTAATTCAGAAGCTAATTCTAGTAATGATGCATATTTAGCATTGAACGAACAAAATGCTGCAAGTACAAGTGGTGGATCTGGTTTATTTAATAGCACAGCACCAACATCTTCAGTTTTCTCAGTTGGAACAAATACTGGAGTTAATGGTTCTGGTGGAACTTATGTTGCTTATGTGTTTGCAGAAAAAAAAGGTTTTTCAAAATTTAATCAATATGAAGGAAATTCAAATGCATTTGGAACATTTGTTTATACTGGTTTTAAACCAGCTTTTCTTATAGTTAAACCAATAGATGCTTCAGATAACTGGGTAATCCAAGATAATAAAAGAGAAGGTTATAACCCTGACAATGATTTTTTATACGCAAACAGTAGTGCAGCAGAAAATGATGCTGATATAATAGATCTTTTATCAAATGGTTTTAAAATGAGAAGTAGTGGTAATACAAACAACCGTTCTAGCACATTTGTTTATTGGGCAATTGCAGAAAATCCTCTTGTAGGATCAAATGGAATACCAGCGGTGGCAGGATAATGAGTGAAGTAAAAGTAAATAAAATTAGTCCACGATCAGGGACAGGTGTACAGCTAGGAGATAGTGGTGATACTATAACTGTTCCTGCAGGTGCAACATTAACTGGTACACAGAACATCGCAAACACTGCACTTACAGGTTCTGGACAAATTACAATTAATGGTCAAGCAGTGGCTCTTGGTGGATCTATTACTTTAACTACAGAAACAAGACCAACTTTTTCGTCTATTACACCATCAACAATTGAAAACACACAAACCACTTGTACAATAGCAGGAACTAATTTTGTATCAGTGCCTTTAGTTACAGCTATCAACAACTCTACAGGAGCAACCGTTGTAGCTGATGAAGTATCATTTTCATCTGCAACAAGTATTACAGTTAAATTTACTTTACCTGTTGATGGAACTTATAAATTATATATTGAAAATCCAGATGGTAATGCAGTACAAACAGGTGCTGTGCTAACAGTTTCTGATGCACCAGCCTGGCAAACATCAGCAGGATCATTAGGTTCGTTTGCTGCAGGATCAACTATTTCAACAATTACAATTACAGCAACTAATGCTACATCTTTTGCAGTACAATCAGGATCTTTACCAACAGGTCTATCGTTGAACACTGGCTCTGGTTCTGCTACAATAACAGGAACTGTATCAAGTGGAATTACTTCAGATACATTGTTTAGTTTTACAGTTCGAGCAACAGACGCGGAAGGACAAACTGCTGATCGAGCGTTTACTATAAATGTAACAGTAGGAGCAAATAACTCAGGACAGTTTAACTAGGATAATATTATGGCAAATTCAGGACTATCAAGAACTGCAGTAGATGGAAATAGACAAACATTTACACATTCTTTTTGGGTTAAAAGAAGTAAAGTAGGTGCAGAAAGTTGTTTATTTTATAGTAGGATAAATTCAAACAACCATTTTTTAATAAGATTTACAGGTTCAGACCAATTAGAATTAGTAAATAGAGTTAGTGGTAATAATAATTATTTTGTTACTACGAATAGAAAATTTAGAGATGTTTCAGCTTGGTATCATATTCTTGTTCAAGTTGATACAACTCAAAGCACTTCTGGAGATAGGATAAAATTTTATGTTAATGGAGTCCAGGAAACTTCTTTTGCAACACAAACTATTGGAAGTCAAAATGACGATTTAAGTACAAACTATAATACAGCAACACTTTATTTTGGACAAGAATATACTTCTGGTTCAAATTTTTTTGAAGGTTATATGAGTCATGTAGCTTTAGTAGATGGAGCAGTTTCAGCTCCAACTGTATTTGGTGAAACAGATTCTACATCTGGTATTTGGAAATTTAAATCACCAACTGGTGTTACTTGGGGTAACAATGGTGTACATTTAAAATTTGAAAACTCTGGTAATTTAGGTTTAGATAGTTCTGGAGAAACGCATAATTATACAGTTAATGGAGATTTAAAACAAGCACTTGATACACCATCAAATGTTCATGCTACTTGGAATCCCTTATTACCTGATGCACAAACACTTTCAAATGGTAATAATACATTCACAAATGGAAGTGGTGCAAACTGGAGAGTAACTGGAAGCACTTTAGGAGCATCTTCAGGAAAATGGTATTGTGAAATTAAAATTACAGAATTAGGTGGGGGTTCACAAGTTGGTGTTATGAATTTAAATCAATTACCTGCTAGTTTAGCTACAGATTTAGGTTCTGCTGCTTGGAGTTGGTCATATTATCATACTGGTAATAAAAGACATAGTAATAGTAGCACTTCTTATGGAGCTAGTTATACAACAGGTGATATTATTGGTATTGCTATGGATTTAGATAATAATAAATTATATTTTCACAAAAACGGAACTTATCAAGATAGTGGTGATCCAACATCAGGTTCTACTGGTACTGGTAGTGCTTTTGATTTAGATGCTGGTGGAGTTTATGCTTTTGGCACTTGTTCAAATGATGCAGGAACTAATCCAATTCAAGATGTTAATTTTGGTAATGGATTTTTTGGTACTACAGCTATAACTTCTGCAGGTTCAAATGGTAATGGATCTTTATTTGAATATAATGTACCGTCTGGATATTACGCATTAAATACAAAAAATATTAACACTTATGGATAAAAATTATGGCTTATAGTACAATTTCAAAACCTAGCTTACATTTTAATACTAAACTTTACCCTGGTAATAGTTCAACACAATCTATTAGTGGAGTTGGATTCCAACCTGATTGGGTTTGGATTAAAGATAGAGATAATGCTTCTAGGTGGCATCAATTATTTGATGCTGTTAGAGGGGCTGGAAAAGTAATATATTCAAATTCAGGCACTCAACAAGGAGATGATAATACTAGATTATCTGGATTTGCTTCAGATGGTTTTTCTTTAGGAAACAGTGCTAATGTTAATAATAATGGAAACAACTATGTATCATGGAATTGGAAAGCAGGAACTGGTCAAGGTTCATCAAATACAGATGGTTCTATAAACACTACGTACACCTCTGTTAATACTACTGCTGGATTTTCTATATCTCAATATACTGCTAATGGTACTAATGGTGCAACTGTTGGTCATGGATTAGGTGCTGTTCCAAAATGGATAATAGTTAAAGCTCTAAATACTTCAGATAATTGGGAAGTATATCATGCTAGTTTAGGTGCTGAAAAATATATAGAATTACAATCAAACGCAGCTCAATCTGATAGCGATCAAATATGGAATGATACTGAACCAACTTCATCTGTATTTTCTATTGGTACTAATAGCGGAGTAAATACAAATGGAAACCCTTATATAGCTTACTGCTTTGCAGAAAAACAAGGCTACAGCAAGTTTGGAAGCTACACAGGTAATGGAAATGTAGATGGTACATTTATTTATACAGGATTTAAACCAGCTTTTTTAATGGTTAAAAGAACAAACTCAACTGAAAATTGGTATATGAAAGATAATAAAAGAGATCCACGTAATGAAATGAATCAATCTGTTTTGTATGCTAATGGAAGTGCTGCAGAAGATACAGGGGGTGCATGGTTAAAAGGAGATGCACTTTCTAATGGTTTTAAAATTAGAATAAATGATACTTCTTCAAATGGTTCTGGCTCAACATATGTTTACTTTGCATTTGCAGAAGAACCTCTTGTAGCTAACGTAGGATCAAACGGAGTACCAGCAACGGCAAGATAATTATGAGTAGTATATTAAAAGTAGATACGATACAAGACCAACAGGGTAACCTGATCATCAGTAAAGATTCTGGTGGTGGAGGATTTGAAGGTGATTACTTTTCTTCATCAAGTCCAAAAGTATTTACAGTAACTGTTGCATCTAAAACTGCAGCTTCTCCATATCATAATGTTGGAAGTTCTAACGGTTATTTTATAAATGGTATTCAAACACCTATCATAGAACTAAAAGGTAATGATACAGGTAAACCATACTACTACAAGTTTGATCAATCAGATGCATCTAATTCTGGTCACCCATTAAGATTTTATAATAACGTATCAAAACAAACACAATTTACAACAGGTGTTACAACATCTGGTACACCAGGTAACGCTGGTGCACATACAACTATTGCAGTTGATAACGATACACCAAATATTTTATACTATCAATGTTCATCACATGCGAACATGGGTAATTTTATAAATCATAATTCATCTACAATTAACACAGGTGCATTTTTAAAATTACCAGCAAGTGATGGCACAGCAAATCAGGTAATTTCTACCAACGGATCAGGGACATTATCTTTTGCAGATAGTATTACGTTTCCAACTATTACTGGTATTAGTCCAAGTGTTCTTGATAACAACGCTGGTAATATAGTTATAACTGGTACAAATTTTAAAGACAGTTCTACACCACCTTTTGTTGATGCAATCAATTCATCTACTGGTGCAATAGTTACTGCAAACTCTGTAACATTTACAAGTGCAACGTCTGTAACTGCAAATTTTACTTTACCAGTTGATGGTACATATTTTTTAAGACTAGAAAATAATGATGGTATTGCATGTAGATCAGCCTCTGCAATATTAACCATATCTGATGCACCTGCATGGACAACTTCTGCAGGAAGTTTAGGAACAGTTGCAAGTGGCGGAACTATCAACTTTACAGTTGCAGCTACAAATGCTACAAGTTTTGCTGTACAATCTGGAGCACTTCCAGGTGGTGCAAGTTTAAATTCAAGCACTGGTGCAATTACTGGTACTGAATCAGGCTCAACACAAACAACTACGTTTAGTTTTACTATACGAGCAACGGACGCAGAGGGCCAAACAGCAGACCGTGCATTTACAATTACTGTATCTCATGGAGCATCAGGAGGAGGACAATTTAACTAATGGCTAGTACATATTTATCAAGAACACCAAGTAATGCTTATTATCTTAAAGCAACTTTTTCATTTTGGTTCAAAAGAAGTGGTTTAGGAGAGATGGGTTTATTTGGAAGAAAAGGTAGTAATGCTACTGCAAATCTTTCAACTTGTCATTTTAGCGCTGACGATGCATTACTTATTAACTTTAGAGATAGTGGAGGAACTTCTCAATATTATCAAATAACAAATAGAAAATTTAGGGATACTAACGCATGGTATCATTTCCACTATATTATTGAAGGAGATAACAGTACGCAAGGAGATAGAAGTAGATTATATATTAATGGAGTAAGAGAAACAGATTTTAGTTTAAATAATAATCCATCAAGCAGTTCATATCAAATAGCAACATTTTTATCTTCAGATGGTGCTTTTACAGTTGGTAGAGCATTAAGAAGTCAAACTAATACTTTTGGAAATTTTGACGGTCTTATTTCTCACTTTCATTGTTCAACTGGTTATGCTTACGAACCAACAGTTTTTGGAGAAACAGATGCAACAACTGGAGAATGGAAGATAAAAACTTCTCCTACATTTACTCCAGGCACAGATGGTTTTACAATTTTAAAAGATGGAAATACAATTACAGACCAATCAGCTAATAGTAATGATTTTAGTTTGACATCAGGTACACTTACAAAATCAGAAGATTGTCCAAGTAATGTTTTTGCTACACTAAATCCTTTAGTTAATAATGCAGGAGAAATGATGGCTTTAACTCAAGGTAATTTAACTTGTGAAAGTACAACTTCAGGTGCTGCTTGGAAACTTGCTGTAAGTACACTTGGAATGACATCTGGAAAATATTATTGGGAAGTAAAATTTGTTAATTCTCATAATGCTTATAATACAGGTGTTATGGGTTCAAATGTTTTAACAGCTAATACAACTAATCCTATGAACCAAACAGGATATACAGGTTTTTATAATTATGATGGTGGAGAAATTAGAAAAGACAATACTCTTACAACCAATGATTATGGAACTTACTCTACAAACGATATTATGGGAGTAGCTTGTGATATGGATAATTATACAATTTCATTTTATAAAAATGGAGTTGCTCATGTTTCAAATGCTGCATTAAGTACAACAGGCAGAGATGTAGTATTTCCTTGTTCTGTTCATTATCAAACAAATGGTGGTGCTCAAACAACTTACAATTTTGGCAATGGCTACTTCGGAACAACAGCAGTATCAAGTGCAGGAACTAACGCTAGTAATATCGGAATATTTGAGTATGATGTTCCGAGCGGCTATACCGCGTTATGTACAAAGGGGTTAAACGAATAATATGGCTTATACCACAATTAATAAATCTACAGCAAATTTTAATACAGTTTTATATACTGGTAATGGTGGAACAAATGCTATAACAGGTGTTGGTTTTCAACCTGATTGGGTTTCTATTAAAAGAAGAAGCGGTAGTGCAGCTAATGGTGGTGCTTTTGATGTTGTAAGAGGAGTAACAAAACTTTTAAGCACAAGTTTGAGTGATGCTGAAGATACTAGAGCAGATAGTTTAACAGCATTTGGAACTGATGGATTTACTTTAGGTGCTGATTCAGGAAATTATGTAAATACAAATAGTGAAACATTTGTATCATGGAATTGGAAAGCAGGAGGTACAGGAAGTGCTAATTCAAATGGAACTATAAGTTCTACTGTATCTGCAAATACAACAGCAGGATTTAGTATTGTTAAATATACTGGCTCAGGTTCAGGAAGTGCAACTGTTGGTCATGGACTTGGTGTAAAACCAAAAGCACTTATAGTTAAAAGTATGACAAATGCTGAAAATTGGGCTGTTTGGATTGATACAACAGGTAATGGTACTGCTGATAAAAGATTGGTTTTAAATGGAAATGCTGGTGATTATGGAAATTATTTTGTATCATTTCAAAATAATACTTTTACTTTACCATCACACAACGATGGTAGTTGGAGTGGTAGTGGACAAAATTATATAGCTTACTGCTTCGCAGAAAAACAAGGCTACAACAAGTTTGATTCTTATACTGGTAATGGTAGTACAGATGGAACATTTGTTTATACAGGATTTAAACCAACTTGGGTTTTAGGTAAAAGAACAGATTCTACAAATAACTTTTATCTATTTGATACTGTAAGAGATCCTTTTAATTTAACAACAAAAAAATTAAGACCAGATACAAGTGCTGCTGAAAATGATAATTCTTCAAAAGCAATAGATATACTTTCTAATGGTTTCAAAATTAAAAATTCAGATGCAGAATTTAATGCTTCTGGTGGTACATATATCTATATGGCATTTGGTCAAACCCTAGTAGGATCTAATAACATCCCATCAACAGCGAGGTAACCTCGCATGTACTTCGGTGCTACTCCTTTCTCGGCAGCAGCCTTTTCTGATGTAGGATTTAATCCTAACGCATTTGTTAGTATAACAGGTCAAAGAATAAATGTATCAATTGGAAATGTAACACAAGCAGCAGATGCTAATTTTTCAATTACTGGTCAACGATTAAATATATCAACAGGTAATTCAACCATTGTAGGAGAAGCGTTAGTTGCTTTAACAGGTAATAGATTAAACGTAGCTAAAGGAACAGCACAAGCTGCGATACCAAAAGATGTACCAGTTACAGGAAACGAATTTGAAATATCAATTAGTAGCGTTACAGCAAAAGCTGGTTCTAAACCTACTATAACAGGTAACAGATCAAATATCAGTATTGGTAATATAACTGTTATAGGTAAAGCTAATGTTAGTGTAACAGGTAACAGAGTAAATATATCTATAGGAAACGCAATTCCTAAAGCTAATGCAGTTGCTGTTATAACAGGTAATAGATTAAATATATCAACAACTGCTCTTGGCACTGGTAATTTTGATGTATTTGCAAAAGCTAAGGTTTTACCAAATGGTAATAGATTTAATGTAGCTGATTCAGATATTACATTAAGAATGTGGGAAAATGTTCCTACAAATGCAACACAA